CAACCAATTAAACACAATTCATTCAATGACCGCCGTTTGGCGGTTTTGTCATTTTTGAGAGGTCAAAATAATGGCTCAGTATTTATTTGGTGCTGGCAAGATCGTTGCCACACCTATTCAGGATGTTTATGGTCAGCCGATCAGTAATCCTACGCCTGTTGAGGTAGGGGTTCTGCAATCGGTATCAGTCGATATCAGTTATGACTTAAAGGAACTCTTTGGCCGTGGCCAATTTGCTGTAGATGCAGCACGTGGTAAGGGTTCAATTAAGTGTAAGGCAAGTTTTGGCCGTATCAATGGCGCATTACTTAATTCGATTTTCTTTGGTGGTGTAATTGCTGAGGGTGGTATAGAGACTATTGCGCAAACCATTAACGGCGAAATTATCCCTGCAGGTGGCTTGGTTACTCCAGTGGTGCCAAATGCCGGTACTTACGTTAAGGATCTAGGTGTTACAGATTCAAAAGCGGTACCAATGAAGCGCGTAGCAAGTGCACCAACCACAGGGCAATACAGTGTTGATGCTGCAACAGGCGCTTATACATTTGCTACTGCAGACGTGGGCAAAACGGTATTTATCAGCTTTAAATACTCGGCAACGGTGGCAGGTGCCAAGCAGATCACAGTATCTAACTTGGATATGGGATATACGCCAGAGTTTGCCGTGAACTTGCAACGAGACTACAAAGGCAAGTTCATGGGTATGGAGTTCTTCCGTAATGTCAGTAATAAGCTTGGTTTTAGTTCAAAGCAGGATGATTACGATATCCCTGAATTTGAATTTCAACCTATGGCCGATGATCTAGGCCGCGTATTTAAAGCAACATTGTCGGAGTAACAGAAGATGAAATTTAAACAAGTTGATAATCCGCGTGGCCAAAAGATTGTCATTGACGGCAAATCCTTAATGTTTGCGCCATTATCTTTGGGTGCGATTGAAAATCTTTTACCTGCCTTACAAGGCTTTCAGCCCTCTGATGTTGGTTTGGTGATCGATGTGGCGCATAAATCACTTAAACGGAATTATCCCGACATTACCCGTGATGATGTTGCAGACCTTATCTATATGGACCAATTAGAAGAGGTAATGGGTGCTGTAATGTCTGTATCTGGTTTGCAAAGCAAAGAGGTTAAAGAGGACCAGCAGGGGGAATAGATTGGGAGGAGTTGTATACCCATTTAGTGCTAACGTTAGGGCGCGATTATGATTATGTCCGAGATGAAATGGATTTAATTAGGCTCAAAGCACTAAATGCGTATCAACGAGAATACCCTCCCACAAATATTGGTGTTCAAAGGCTTTGCCGTATTTTAGAAGCTTTCATGGGTATTGAAGATAATGCCCCTATATCAGATATCACAGATGATGAAGATGATCTGATGGACGTTCTGAATAATTTTCCCCAGGGTGGTTAAGGCTGCTCTGGTTGATTTATGTTTTATGTGTGGTTAAATTAAGGTTCACTTAATAATAATTGGCTTTGAGATGAAATTACTTAATGTCCTAATTCTTTTTCTTCTTAATGTATTGATTGTAGCTGAGACTCAAGCAAATAGCTTTTATACAACTTACCCAAAACTCATTAGAGAAGGTGAGCTTGTAAGCGAAAATGATTATAAGAAAAGAAAAATAGAGCCATACTATCCGAACAGCGAAATTTACTATTACAAAGATAGTGATTCATACTATGAGTTGAAAGCCCTACCAAATGGCATAATTATGATGAGAGATCCAAAGACTGGAATAGCTAATTTTGGACTTGCAGACTTGGGAGATTTTCCAGAACAGTCATGGCAATCATTATGTATAAAGGATGAAATAACAGATGCTGTAACATGCATGATTAATAATGAGTCTTTAACTATAATGTACAATAATGGTAGGCAAATGATTTCATCAGTTAAAGATGTAAATAATTTAGACTTCAATAAGAAACAGTATGTAAGAATTGATGTAAACACAGCTATTTCAGCGAATGGTATTATTGAAAATCCAAAATTTAGTGAAATAGTTAGACAAATGAGCAATGGGAAAACTATCAAAACCAGATATTTTGATATCCATGGTGTAGAACATAATACCAATTCAAGTTTAAGTGGATTTAGGTACGCATACGAATATTTAATAAAATCCAAAGATGAATTGAAAAATAGTCTTAAATAACAAAATAGCATAAGTTGGGCGCCCATAGTCTAATTTAGTGGGTGCTATTTTTTCATGATCATTTTAAACAAGTATAGCCGACCTTATTAGGTCGGTTTTTTATTGCCCGAGGAAAAGTGAAATGGCAGACAATCGTGTTGAGGTGCGTGTTGGCGCCAGAACCTCAGAACTCGAACAAGGCATGAATGATGCTGAGCAAATCGTTGATAATGCAGCAGACAATATTGAGGACACCGGACGAAATATTGATTTTGTACCTGATTTTTCAAGTTTTAGAAGTAGTATTGATTCAATTTCTCAACTGGTCACAACAAGGTTTGAAGAGGTAGGAACATCAATCTCAGCAAGCTTTACCCGTAGTTTTGCTATGGTCGGGCTTGGTATCACCGCCGCTGTAGGAACAGCAATGATTGGTTTGGCAAATTTAACCAATCAAGTCGGTGAAGCTTCAAAAGAGTTGGAAAATCAAGCTCGTTTGGCTAATGCTACAACTACAGAATTCCAAGAATGGGCTTTTGCAGCAAAGAAAGTATCTGTTGAGCAAGATAAGCTTTCAGATGTCATGAAGGATGTGAACGATAAGTTCGGTGATTTCATGCAGACTGGTGGTGGTGAAATGGCTGACTTCTTTGAAAAAATTGCACCAAAGGTCGGGGTTACTGCCAAAGAGTTTCAAGGCTTATCTGGTCCACAAATCCTAGAAAAATATTACCAGACGCTTCAAAAGGCGAATGTATCTCAGGCTGAAATGACCTTTTATATGGAGTCTTTGGCTGATGATGCGACTTTGTTGGCACCACTACTAGAAAATAACTCAGATAAATTAAAGGACTTTTCACAGCAAGCGCATGATTTAGGCTTGGTGATGGATGAGCAGGCTATTCGTGCCACAAAGGAGTTTAGTTCTGCACTTGGCATTATTCAGGCAACTATGCAAGGCGTCTTGAATAATATGGCTGCGCAGGCTGCACCAATATTAACTGAGCTCGCCAACAAGTTTCTTGATTTTGCTGCGAGGTCTAAAGATGGAATTGATGGATCTGTAACGGCAATTATTACAATATTTGAAAACCTGCTCGGAATTGTGCAATCCGTATTTACATTGATTTCTGATATTTGGAACGATTTAACAGCAGATATCGGTGATGGAGCAATTTCACAAATCAGCTTTATGGACTTAGTTTCAGGGGCAATGAAGGGATTTGCTGCCGTCGCTGTGGGCTTAAGAGTCAGTATTGAGATTGCATTTGCCGCTATCAGAGCAGTTGTATCAACTGTATGTCAGGCAATTAATATTGCCATTAATACAGTTATCAATGTGTTTGGAGGATTTAGAGACACTATCCAATATGGATTAGATGTTTTGTCGGTGAAATTTCAATCATTTGGTAATGTGGTCAGTAACGTTCTGAGTTTTAATTTTTCTGGTGCGAAAGCATCATGGGAAAGTGGGTTATCACAGATAGGCTCGATCACTGATCAATACACAACAAGGATGAGAGATCGTGCTTTTGAAGTGAGACAAGCTTGGAATACTGGAGTAATGACCAGTCAAAATTCATGGGGCACATTCAAAGATAAAATGGTTCAATCAGCCACTAAGGGTAATGATCAACTTACAAATTTATTTTTCCCTGCTGCAAACAGTCCCAAAACGGCACCACCGCCACCAACTCCGACATTTAATCCTAATTTTGGTATTGGAACCGGTGTTAAAAACGCAGGAGGATCTGGTGGATCTTCAGCCAAGGCAAAAGCTGATGCCGATGCTAAGGCTAAACAGAGAGCAGCTGAACAGGCAGCTAAGGCCCTTGCTGACATTCGATACAAGTACGCAACTGAAGAAGAAAAGATTGCGTTGGATCTACAGAAAGCCTTAAGCGAAATTGAGAAATCAAAAGTAGCTGATGCTGAAAAGGGTAAATTTAGAATTGTTGCTGAAAAAGAGGCCAGTGATAAAACCAAAGCTTTGCGTGTCAAGGAGTTTGAGGAGGTAAAAAAACTCCAAGAACAAAGGATAGAGAATGAGCAACTCGCAGCCCAGCGTATTTTTGAAATTAACAAAGCGGAGATTCAGGCTGCCTTTGATGCCAAGAAAATTTCCAATGTTCAAAAGTACAATTTGGAAAAAGAACTCGAAGATCAGTTACGTGAATTAAAACGGCGTGGTTTAGAGGAGCGTCTTGAGCTTGAAAACCAGATGAGTGGAAAGTCTGGAAAGCAAGGTAATCAAAATCAGATTCTTAACAATATTTCTGATTTAGCCACAGATCAGAATGTTGCTGACACTAAGTCTAATGGCTTAATTAGTGATGCGGAAATGAAAGACTTTGAAGCTAAGTTTGGTGGTTTCACATCTCGAATTTCTAACCTTTGGGATAAGGGCATTCAGTCACTGATGAATGGGACTCTCACATGGAGTAATGCAACTAAAGCTGTTCTGATTGACATGGGTACATTTGCATTGCAGTCAGCTACTAAGGAGCTTCAAGGGTGGCTAAGAATCCAAGCGATTAAATTAGCTCGTAAACTTGGTTTTGTTGGTGCGGAAACTGCCGCCGAATCATCTGGCCAGGCTGCACAAACAGGGGCAACAATCGCAGGGGAGGCCACCAGAACAAGTGTCACCGCTGCAGGTGGTATTGCTCGTTTAGGATTAAAAGCGGCTGAAGCAATTAAGGGGATTATGATGTCAGCATGGGAAGCGATGGCGGGTGCATTTAAAGCCATGGTAGCGATTCCTTATGTCGGTCCTATTCTCGCTGTTGGTGCTGGCGCGGCTGCATTTGGTCTGGTGGCTGGTCTTGCAGGCAAAATCAAATCTGCCCGTGGTGGTTATGACATTCCATCTGGCGTCAATCCAGTTACTCAGCTGCATGAAGAGGAAATGGTTTTACCAAAACAGCATGCCAATACAATTCGTGCATTGGGTAGATCAATGGCGGGTGGTGGTCAAAATCCTGATATGGCTTATGCAGATGTTGGTGCACCGCAGCCAATCAACATTCAAGCATGGGATTCAAGAGACTTAAAACGTTTCATGAAAAAACATGGGCGTGAATTGGCAGGCGGCTTAAAAGGCTATAACCGTAACTTTGGTAAATAAGGATGAAGCATGTCAAATGAATTATTTCCTGAATTACCCGGTTTAGAGTGGGATCTGACCAAGACACCTACTTTTAACACCAAGATCATGACCTCCGTCAATGGTCGTGAGCTGCGG